CTTTCCGCTATATTTCTTCTTTAGAGTGGTCATTTGCTGCTCAAACTTTTTAAACTTCTTCGTGTCTCTTACGTGAGGATGAGCAGGGATTACTACTCGTCTACTATTTACTTCCTGAATGAAATACTTGTAGCCAATATCCTTAGTTGTTGGGCTGAAAACAAAAGGAACCACGCTAATTTGAGGAAGAAGAACAGCATAATGTTCCCTTACAGGGTCGCCTACACCGCTTGAATCACAAACTAAAGTCTCAATCCAATAGTTACTTAAGAAGTCTACAACCTTATCATACTGGTCTTCCCAGTTATCTCCCTCTAATTCTAACCAGTTAAGAATTTGTTTGGGTACATTCCCCTCTTCGTCTGCCTCATTCCAATCTACTTTTAGTACGGTGACTACAGTAGAGTCTTGGCTTTTTCCTAAATCCAGCCCAGCTATACACGGAGTTTCTTTGTATTCTTTTACAACTTTTAAGGATTTATCGTAAGCCTTTTCCTCTAGTTGAGCCTTACTAAATACCATCCCTTTTGTAATCGGCCATATCAGTCTATACGCCATCTTGAATTCATCAGAGTCTATCCCTAATCGTTTAATTTCTTTCTGAATAAACTTCTTGTACATTGGGTTGTATCTCTGCACAGTAAGGTAGTCAACTTCAAAGTGGCTTTGTCCTGGGTTTGTGATATCAAGAATCTTGTTCTGTTCGATAGTATCGTAAAAGTATCCGATATAAATATCGGGAGTTCCTGTAGCAACAATGGTAGCGTTTACTGCTGCACCAGAAGGGATGATACTCTTGCGGATTTTAAAGGCTTCCATATCCTGACATTCATCTAAGATGATAAGATGGTATGTCTTGGATTCTACCTTAGCTCTCTTACCCCCAGACTGATACCGAATAAAAGACTTATTTCTAAGTCTAATTAAGTTTCCTCTTGCTCCCCCCTGCGCGGGAATAGGCATCTTTAACTCTTCAATAAATAGCCTCTTACTGTTATCAGTAGTGAATACAGAATGAACGCGGTCAAACATCGTTACTGCCTGCTCACCAATAGGACCAAAACATCCTGCCCAGAATCCTTTTATGAACATACCAAACTGGTCTGGAAACTTCTCAGCTAAAGATGGTAAGACCACCATACAAGCAGCAGTAATCATAGCTACAGCTTGGGTTTTTCCTGAGTTATGTACTTTAATACCAGAAGCTAAAAACCATCCCTTATCTTCAATGGTAGTATCCCAGACTGGCATTTGTTCATCTAGTTTCTTAACTGAATAGACTTGAGCAACTGTTAATATCTCTCCATCTGGGCCTTCAAAACTTCTATCTACATGCTTTCTTGGAATATATAATGGGGGAAAGTAATTCTCTGGAAGTAAGTCTCCAAATAGCTCTTTCATTCTTTGGTAATTTCTTGATGCTTGAAAAATCAAGCAATCCCCTATCCAAACATCGACAGCCCCATGTAGCCCTAGCTTGTTCAAATGCTCCTTACAAAACTCCAGGTATCGTGCATTTCTTCCCTTAAGGATAGTTTTGACAGTCCTCGGTTTTTTATAGCTCTTTCCTTGGATAAGAAATAGAGGGTAAAAGAAACGTATTAGTTGGGCCTTGGTAAAGAAGTTAACATTCTCGGGAAACCCATCGGAATTGAACTTCATTGCTTTGAGAAATTTCTTGAGGGTTCCACTAATGGTTATAGTTATTGTATTCTTGGTGACTCTCTTTTTACAGTCAGGAAAGAACGACTCAAGAATAGGGTTAATCCTATCTTTACCAACTTTTATCTTTACCTCCTCACTCCTCCCGATGTAGACTGTAAGCCAGCCTACTAACTCGGCTAAACTACCTGTTATAAAAAGGCTTCCCCCATTATCAAGAGGCACAATCCCATCCCCAAATTTATCCCATTTATCAAGGACAATTACTTTGTCATATTTTTTAAGGCAGAACGCTGGAACAAATCCTTCTGGGGTTGAGATAGGGTGTTCTTCTGTACAGCGGATAACATGTCCCCCCTTAACTTTTATCTCATAAATATCTGCTAATTCTTTTGTTTTCCATGCGTCAGAGTGTTTTTGAATAGGCATGACAAGGCCATTTCTATTCATAATAAGCGTATCTTCTGCGATACATTGGCGGGAAAATAAGGCGGTGAGGGTTGCACCCTCATTGGTTACGAGACTCTGAGTGAGTCTTCGTGCGAATGGTAATTGGTAGGGGTAAAATTTAACCTCCCCCATATACTGAGAAAGGTCAACAATTTTGTCAACAATCTTTTCTAAAGCTACAGATGATAGTTTAGCTTGTGTCATTATACTTCCCCATGTTCCTAAGTGTGTCTATAAATATTTTCTTCGACTCGGCTTTCGCCAATCCCTTGACTCCAAGTATATCTTTGTCTTCAATCCATAAGAACCCACAAATGAGGCACTTATTAACTGGCATCACTATATTATATCGGTTAATTTTAAAAGTATTGTAGTGATTTTTACTACACCGGGGACAACTCATTATCTTCCTCCATAAAATTCATCGCGGCAAATATAATATTCCTGTTCTCCTAGTCGTTCTTTCCAAGTGAAAAAGCACTCTTCACACATATACTCATATTCATGGTAAGTTGCAGCAAGAATACTGAATATAGTAGTTATTTTTTCACTCTTGCATTTAGGACAACTCATTATTCCTCCCACTCTATACACTCGTCACCAATTTTAAGAATGCTCTGGGGATAATCATACCAATAGACTTTAACACGCTTAAAACAATTCATGCAAGTAATCCAAGTTCTATGGGGAGTATCCATTTCATGCCGAAACCAAACAACCCCTTCATCATCAATAGCTGTAATATCATTTATTCTTCGTAATTCCATTTATTACCTCCAAGTATTTCTTCGCACAATTTTTGTATGAGTTTTCTTTTATGTAGTCTAAGTGTAGTACATCTTCTAATTCTACCTGAAGTAGCGTCTTAGGAGAAGGATAATTTTTCCACTCAGTTCCATCTTTAAACTTAGGAACTGTTGTGTTTATTTTGTGTACAAAATCTGGGGCATCAGCAAACCATCCAATATCATTTACTATAACTGGCCTATGACTGGATATTGCCGTTCTTAAAGCTGCTGATTGTCCTTTTATATTCACATCATTATACCACAATATTATAGCATCTGCTTCTTTCATAGCCTCAAAGAGTTTTTCTTCGCTCCACCAACCATCTTTTCTAGAATCGTGACTCCAAAAAAGTATCCCTAGTTCTGTACAAGCTCGTTCAATAAAAGCGTAATCATTTCTTCCCATACCAAAGCTAAATACTGATGGCGTTCTTTCTATTGTTGGAAAGGGAATAAAATAATTATGGTTAAGCTCCTTGTTATGAACAATAATTTTATTCGTTACAATTTTATGTTGGGGATTCCAAGACGAATCATGTTTTACTAGAACTACTGGACAAGAATTAGCCCATCGAAGAAATTCATTAAATCCAAATTCCTGATAAAGACTTGATTGGTATTGTATATACAATACGTCTATCTTTCCAAACTTATCTTCAAATACTCTCCAAGCTTGTTGGGCCTCAAAACATTTAAAGGTTGAATCTTCTCCCCACCAATGTACTCCAAATACAGGCGTAACTACCATTCTGGGGTGAGCATATAATCCTGGCTCTGGCTTGTTAGTAAGTAGCAGTATATTATGTCCCATACTAGACCATTCATCTACCAAGTGTCGAGAGTATTCTGCAATACCGCAAGCACTATTCCAAGTTGTTAACATTGCTATGTTCATCGCTGGTGGATATCTCCTTCATAGTAAGCTCTTGCCATATCTATATCTGGTGTTCCCCATTTCTCAATAAATGCTTGTCTTGTATTCCACGGATATTTTTCTCCGTACTTAGGAATAAGCATATGTCTTTGTGTACAAGCAGAGTGGTGATAAAGAACTGTTCCACACCACATACCATATTTAAGTTTGGCGAGAGCCATTCTTAAAAGAAAATCACTATCTTCACATTGCGCTGGGAAGAATCTTTCATCAAAATAGCCAATGGTATCAAACACTTCTCTCTTAAAAATCCAGGGCGCACCCTTAGCAAAGTCAAGTCTCCGTAAATCAGAGCCATTAAGAGTTTTATTCTCTCGCCATTGTCGTAATGTCATGGTTTTTGGCTCTACTACTGCTGCCCCAATCATATAGTAATCTCCAAATTGTTCAAGCATAGGCTCAAGCCAATTCTCATTTACTTCAGTATCATTGTTCCATATGGCTATCAAATCCTGAGTAGCTAAATGAATTCCTTGATTACATGAACGAGCAAATCCAGCGTTTTCTTTGTTTAATAAGATGTGTTTAATATGGGGGTCTATTCTAACCTGTGCAATTGTTCCATCAGTTGAACCATTGTCTATAATTATAATTTCCTGCAAATACTTTTCATCTGTATATCTATACAGAGAGTTTAATAAACCATTGGTAATATCCCATAAATTCCACGTTAAAATTACATGACTAATCATCTACCCACCTTAATATCTCAAACCCTTCGGCATGGTCTACTCCCGCTGAAAGTCCTCTTAATGCAGCTAAATCTCGCATCAATGCAGGGCTTCTATAAAATCTCATTTGGCTATAGTGCTTTACACACAATGTCCACTTGCGCTCAATATCTATAGGCACAAAATAGTTGGCGTTAATCTGCCCTTGCCAGGAAAAGCCATGAACAGACTCATAAACAAGAATCTTTTTAACAAAGAAGTTCTTATCATGGGGACGCAACGCTATCATACAAGCCTCATAAATACATTGATGGTCTTGGTTAAAATCTTTGCAGGGGATAAAAATCTTCTCTGGTTTATAGTCGTTTATCATCTTTTCAAGGCTATCTTTTATCATCGTGAAGTCGGTGTAATAAGAATTTACATGAGTATCTAGATTCAACATGAAACTATTTCCTGTTTCTTCTGCGACAGCTTTAGCTTCAGTCAATCTAGTCTCTTGTGAGGGCCTATTTTCCTGGTCCTCTTCGTTTGCTCCACAATAATAAACGAGTGTTTGTGCATCTAGTATGCTGCTGCATCCATATACTTCATCATCTATATGTGGGGAGATAATTAATTTCATATAAATCCTTGGTGTACCATTGTACTTAGTCGTTTCCATTTGTCGGCATCGGTAGCGTAGAATCCCCCAACCTTTTGCCCCTCTAACACATCAGAGATTACTACAGCCCCCATTTGTATTTCGGCATCATCAGCGATATATAAATGCTCACGAATTGAGCAGCCCACACTAATCCATACTCTATCACCAATGACTGTACTGCCAGCAATGCATACATGCGGAGCAATTCTTGTGTCATATCCAACGATTACATTATGTGCTATATGCACAAGGTTGTCAATCTTTGCTCTGTCACAGATTCTTGTATGTTTTCCTTCAAGAGAAGCGCGGTCAATACAAGTGTTTGCTCCAATCTCTACTTCATCGCCTATGATGACTCCTCCAACGTTCTTCATGCGTGTAGCTTTTCCATCCTCTAAGCGAGTGCTAAATCCTTCCGCCCCAATAACAGCACCAGAATCTATAACACAATTATTTCCTATCCTTACCCCATCATATAAGACAGCCCCAGGATAAATTATAGTACCTGCTCCTACACATACATTATCTCCTATCCATACTCCAGGAAATAAAATATTTATAGAGTTAAGGGGACGAAAGTTTTTATACTTTTCATTATGTTCAGTTATGAAGCTCAAGTATATGGACTCATTTCTCTTAGTTGGTCCCTCAAGCTAGGAATTTTAAATTTAGAAACAATTTCTGGGAAATCTGTACTAAGAGTTCTATCAATAGCCTCTGGTGCAATTGCTTGATTAATAATCAAATCCCCTCTTCCATATTCTGAAGCAATAAATTTAACTAGGTACTCTTTAGTTGTTGGGGTTGCGGGGATATGAAGGAGATTTGGAATTTCCATATTTGAAACAATAATTTGTTTACATATTTTGGCGAATTGGTAGGTGGTAATACCATTCCACTTGTGGTTATGAAAGCCCTTAATCCTTGCGAATTTAGGTTGCTGTCTTACCCACTCAAAGAGAGAATTCATTGTCCCTAATTCTGGTCCAATGATAGAGCATCTTAAATTATAGAAGTTCGGATGATTTATCTCACCAAGACTTTTAGTTTTTCCATACACATCAGTTGCATCATGTAAATCAATTTCTTTATACCAGCCTGTTTTTCCAGAATATACACAGTCAGTTGCTATTTGAATTATCTTTTGTTCAGTTTTTAATTGTTCCGCCAACATATGGGGAAATAAAGAGTTAATATTTATAGCATTTGAAATAGAATACCATTTGTTTTCATCAATCTTTGGTTTAATGGTTCCAATACAATTAATAATCCAATCTGCATCTGCAAAGAGTTCAGCATCTAAAGTTCTACAGTATTCACTAGCATCGAAAGCTCTCCTATCATACCCAACTACATCAAAGCTTGTTTGGTTTTCAAAAACCTTAGTTACCATATGCCCTAGCATACCTTTTGCGCCTAAAACTACAACTTTCATCTGTATTTTTCCTCCCATAGTGTGCGTCCAAAGAAATCCCATTCAAGTCTAAAGTCATCCCCTACGCTATCTCTGCTACTCATGTTAGAGAAGAACATAACTTTTGTATCTGCGGTAAGGGTCTTGAAACCATGATAGTATTTTGGTGGAATAATTAAAATTCCTTGGGTTCTTTCATCTAGTACCCATTTAAGAGGAACTTTATTTAGTGGCATAGTTTCTTCATTCATTTCGATGGCATAGAATAAAGCTGCTCCCGTTACTACGTAAGCAGTTTTAGTCTCTTTTTTATGGCCGTGCCATGCTCTAATAAATCCTTCTTTATAATTTTGAACAATATAGAATCTTTCTATTGTCATTGTGATATTTTCTACATAACTGAGAAGTCCTCTATCATCCCCGAAAACTCCTGCTTTGTCATCAAAAAAATACGGGCTTGTTAATTCCATTAGTACTCCAAATGTGTATTGAATTTAGATAGGAAAGCTTGATTAGTATATCGTGGATTATTTATGTCCTTGATTCTCCTCTCTTCTAGCAACTCTTTTAACTGGTCAATCCCATAGTCTATATTATAGATTGCTGTCAGTTGTAACTCCTGTCTTGCTTTACTCGCTGAAACTTGATAGCTTCTTGTGTCCTGCATTGGTACGTCTTTTGTGATGATTTCTACGTCAGGAAAATGATTTCTTATTTGATATGCTAAGTCAGTAATCCGCACGTTCTGCCTGCATAGATTGTAGATGCCCGTCTTGTTTTTGTCAAGCGAGAGTTTGATTGTATTAGCAACGTCTTTAACGTGAAGTAAGGGGCGCATCTGAGTCCCACCATATATGTGTAGCTCTCTATCTATGAAAGCTTTTACAGTTAGGGTGTTCACTACTAAGTCTAATCTGATTCTAGAGTAGTTATCTCCTACCCCAAATAAAGTACCTAGCCTAAATACTAGAGCATCTTTCAAATACTTTTCTGCTTCTAACTTAGTTGCTGCATATACTGACAATGGATTCACAGGTGATTCTTCCGTTAACTCGCCGGTTTGGTAGCCATAGACAGAACAAGTCGAAGTAAACACTATTTGACCATCAAAGTTTTCCGTGAGCCATTTGACTGAATTCGTGTTGATTTCCTGCGAGATTTCAGGGTGTAGCTCACACGCCCCATCCCCTACTAGCGCAGCTAACCAGATTACAGTATCAGCCCATTTCAAGTATGGAAGTAGTTTCTTATGGTCGCGGATATCTCCGTACACAAAGTCTACAGGTTTTCTAAAAGACTCTTCATACAGCAGGGCATCATAAACTCGTACATGATATGAGAGGGGGTCAAAATTTGAGAATGAGTCAACAACAGCACCACCTACATAACCTGCTCCTCCTACGATTAGTATATTTTTCAACTATACCTCCTTGATAGAAAATCCTTCATGCAGGATAGCATCCTCTAAGTTTTTAGGGAATCCTATTTGAAGAAATACCCCTCTTTTAATTAAGGAAACTCCCTGACTTTTAACCATTCCCACATTTCCCTGAAACTCCCCAATCATTGGTGCTAAGTTTCTATACTTATCATTGCAAATTGCAATGTATTCATATTCTTCTACGCTCATAAGTCTTTTAACTTCCTCTACCATAATAGAAGGGTTCCAAATCTCAGCGTTAATTACACCTACTTTAGTTCCAACTGTTTCAAACCTGGCAACCTCTCGTACCTCAAAAGGAACCACTCCCCCAAACATTCTTTCTAAAGTCTCTTGTACTACTTTAGGGTGTGTACCTTTAAGATTTTGACAAACTTCTAATCTATCTGTGATTATATTATTCGGGTCATATCCATCATACCAATGAGGATTATTATCTATTTCCATGTAGAGTTTCCAGCGTTTAAAAACTTCTTCTTGTCCCCGACAATATCCGTAGTGGTGATACTTAATTCCTGTGTGAAAAATCTTTCCTTTAAGGTTTGGTGTTTCATGTACGCTAGGAGAGGATTTCCAACTAAAACAGTTAGTCCTCATTAGAATTACTCTCGGCTCAATATATTGATACAGCCAAGGATAAATCATATGGTGGTAAAAGCCACACTCTATTCCAGTATAGCCTTCTCGTTCTGCTATTTGCATTGCTGCTTTTATTTCGTGGATATTATCTTCATGTAATACTTCATCAGCATCAAATCTAAGAACCCACTCACTCTCTGTATTAACTCTAGCTAATTCTCTAGCAGCAGCAAAGGAGAAATCTTTATCTTCTCCTCTTGGCATGTCAATAATTCTAACTCTCTTATCATATTTTGGGAGTTTGAAGATGACATTTACCATATTCATCCGATTAGGAGTGTTATCTAGAGCAGTATCAATTAAAACAAAATCCCATAGAAGTTCTTTTGTAGATAGGATTGCTGCTTCA